CAAAGGTCCTGGCGCGTCGGCAATGGCGTCCACACCTCGGATGTCACTCGATGGGATGTGGGATGTGATGCTGGCGTGCTCAACTTCGACGTTCACGTCATGCGAAGGTCAAAATTTCCGGAAGCGTACATTGAGGAGTACATGGAAAGGAGATTAACGTCCAGGAGCCAGCACGGGCCTATGGCAACCATGCAGAATTCTGGTGACCGGTACACTTGGGCCCTCAATTCTCTCCGTCGTGCCACGTTAGCCTCTCTTGTTTGTCAGGTCACTCCTGCCGACACCGTCGCCATCAATGGCGATGATGAGGCAATTGACCGCATGGTCGACGCGCTCCCATTCAAGGACTCGCCATGGGAATTCAAAGACCAAAATGGCATGACTGGTGAATTTAGCGGTTTCGAGCTAGGTGGTCCAACACCTCTTTATTCTGCGCGAGGCATAGCCTATCGAACCCTGATCCTCATGAGCCGCGACCCTTCCGCCCAAGACAAGTGGGTTAACTACCTCGACTTGTTATCACACTGCGATCTGGACTCTCCAGAAGCAGTAGATGTTGCCAACTCCGCCCGTCAACACATGCACCTGGACCTTTTCCAGGAGTATCTGCCATCTCCGCTCCGCCCTCTGTTTCCAGAGGTTTTTACGTGAGGTCTTGTTCTCTTTCCTTTTCTTTTCTTACCCTATCTAACCGCCTTTACTTTTCTTCTTCTCCTTCGACCTCACACTTTTCCTCGATGTCCTCGGCATGACTTTAAACTGCCAGTACGCCATCTCCGGAGCGATCCGCCCGTAAGGGCGTCTGTGCGTGAATTCCCCCCTAAGATGGCAATTAGGCAATCACGCGCGTGTCACAGTGGGAGCATCCGATCCCTTCCCCATACTGTGGCTGTCTGAGCCGATCATACACCAATGAGGTGTGAGTAGGCATGTTTACTCACTGGTACGTGACCCGACACATCACGCCCACACCACCAACTACGCCGGTGGAACTGCAGAGACTGCACGCTCAGCGGGCATTGCCTGGCACATTCTTTCATGCCTGGATTCCCCGATGTCTGAAAGGAACAGTCCACTGCCTCTTGGGGCAAAACCCACTCGCAATAGAGGTTGTGCTCATCCATGCAATATAGTCTACCAAATTGGTTCAGCAAACCGTTTACTTTTTGCTTCATTTTGGCCCTATTGACTGCTTTCATCAATTTTGTTGTAGCCCAGCACAATCGCTGGTCTGTGGCATTTACCACTTTTTGCAGCTTCCCGTTTTGGGCCGTCTGTTTCATCTTTGCTTTAGTTTCCGTTTATAACGCAATCAGGTCGACCACCGCTTTCAAGCTTGCGCGAACTTTACATCTTGATTTGCCCCCACCATATCGTCCAACCGTCAACACTAGCCGTTCCACCGCCCTTCAAGAGCGTGATATAACCACAGTGACGCCAACTTCGGCTCGTCTGTGGGGTTTCAACCATGTCTGATGTTTTGGGTGACACTACTCATTTGCACCAGCATCGGATTGATTTTAACGCCGTTCACACCATTGTGGGTGCCAGCAGCCACGGCTCTTTCCGCTTGGTCGATTCTTCTGGTCTTCGGCACCTCTTGTCGTCCCGTGCATCTGTGAAGATCGTTTCACAGAGCCTGACCTGTCAGGTCATTGGACCTGCGTCAGCCGACAAGGCCGTGTCCATTCACGTGGCCGTCATACCTGCCACTGCCACTGGCCACCCCACTTCCGAGGCTCAGATTTTGACGATTGGTGGTTCCGCTTACGCTCAGCACTCTTTGTATGTTGGCGCTTTAGCTGTTCCTCTCGCCTTTTCAACTGAGGTGGCCCACCAGATCAAGCCTGCGCCTGTTGTTGGTGAGCCTCCGCTTGTCGTTTACGTGTGCACCATTACTGGTGGCACTAATTCCGACAAGGCGTACCTTCGCATTTCCGGGACCATTGAGGTCGACGGCATTGGGTACGTTCAGCCATGGTAGGGCCTCCTGGTCTGCAGCTTTCCTTGGGAGAGCATTTTCGCCGCGTCAATGCTTTGTTTGCCGCTGCTTCTGCTTCATCTGGTGCTGACACAACTCAGCAATCAGTATCGCAAACTGAAACAACATCAGTTTTGCCTAGCTTGTCTTCGGGTGCCCCACTCCCACGTATTGACGTGGAAGTTGGTTTGTTGCAGGTTACAACTCCTGTTACTGCACCTGAGGTTATTTCTCCTTCTGTTCGTTTAAGCGAGTTTTGGTCTGATTTTCCCGATTTCTTTTGGTTCATTCAGACGTACCATAAGACATTTTCCACCGCTCAGAATGGCAACTTGCCGCAGTTCCCTGCTTCCGTTGTTGGGATACCTGATTTGCCAGTCGCCAAGTATTGCCTTAGGCTCACGGGCCTAACCAGCTTCAAATCTGGTGACAAAGCTTGGAGGAAGTCTTTTGAGTTCGACGCTGATGATCATGCCGATCTTTCCGTTTTGAATTCCAAGACTCTCTACTTCTTTTCTGTCATTTCTTCT